GGCTTAGCAAGGCCAAACGGACTGAGTTTGAACAGAAAACCAAAGCCGAACTCAAGCAAATTGAACGGCTGATAGAAGAACAAGAAGATGAGTACGAAGAAGTTGCTTAACCAAAAAGATGGATTGCTGGCCATTGCCAAACTGCAACAGAAAGGCAGGGAGTTTGAGATGTCGCCCGAGCTGGAGCAAAAGGTGATCTACTTGCAGTTTATCGAAGACTGCGTGGCGAAACTGTTTCCCAAACGCCAGATTGTGCAAGAGTTGGTCGAGAAGTTCAACCTGACGTATCCGCTTGCATATCATTACTATAACGAAAGCCACAAGGCAGGCATTCACGATAACCTGTTCGACAAAAAGGCCGTATTGATGGACATGATTATTGAAATGTCACTCAAAGACCGTGATAAACTTTATGAAGAAGAAGTATTCGACGGCAAATCAGCAGCGGCCATTCAGCGCAACTTGATTGCGCTCATTAAATACCTGCCCGAAGCCGGTGCTAACAAAGATACGGTATTGCCTGTTCCGGTCTTTCTATTTAGCCCTGAGCTGATCAAGTCATCGGTAACTACCAACCCCAAAGAACTCAATAAGATCCTGGCAGAACTAAAAGCCAAGAAGAAGCAGAAGAAGATAGGCGAGTACGTAAAATTTGAGGAAGTAAATGAGTAACCGCACCGAAAAGTTTATCCATAATCACAACAAGCAGCTACTCACTAACCTGATTCCTGCTCGTAAGAGTGTAAACCTATGGGGTAGAGCCACAGGCAAAACCGCAGGGGTGACGGCAGAAAAAGCCTACTTCAATGTAGCCACCATGCCAGGAAGCGTGGGGGCTATTGGCTGTCCGTCATTTACGCACATGATGGAGCATATTTTGCCAGAACTTATCAAGACCTGGCAAAAAATGGGGCTTGAAGAAAACGTGGACTTTTGGAAGTTTAAACAACCGCCACAAGGCATTCCAGAAGCCATTCGCCCCGTATTAGAACCCAAAAGAGCTATCTTTTTCAAAAATGGGTCAGCCATTAAGTTATTTTCGCTCAATTATAGCTCCCTAAATCATGGTGATTCGATTGATTGGCTTGGTATCGAAGAAGCACGGCATTGTAAGTTTGAGAAACTCAAAGAGGTCTTTTTGTGCGTCCGGGGAAATGATGATGTGTTTGGTCATTTACCACAACACAAATCGGTATTGCTCGTATCGGATTTGCCCCAAAACCCAGACCAAAACTGGCTGATTGATTACCAAGAAGACATGGACGAAGCAGCCGTGCAAGAGGTCATCAATTTGCAATATCACAAGCAAATGCTCGTCGAAAAGGGCAAGAGCATCACCAATGCTTCTACCCGTAAAACCAACGATTATGCAATCAGGTTGTTGGAAGAAGAAATTAATGAGATCTCATCAAAACTTACTTATTTCTGCCTCGCCAGCACGTTAGACAACATACACGCATTAGGCGTGTCCACCCTCAAAGGATTCAAGCGTGATCTATCAGAGTATGACTACTTAGTATCTGTACTTAACGAAATACAGAAGAAGACCAAGCAAGGCTTCTATCCAGACTTAGACGAGAGCATCCATGCCTACATCACCCCGCCATCGAAGCATTGGGCAAACATAGACTTTACCCAAGAGCGCAATTGCCTATGGGACGGCGACCTTAATTGGAACATCCGACTATCCATAGCGATGGACTACAACTCTAAGGCATCCCACTTAGCAGTAGGCCAGCGCATTGGTAATCAATTCAATCTTAACAATACAAGCATAGTAGTAGAGCATCCAGAGAAGCGCAAGCAACTCATAGAGAAGTTCAATACATACTATGAACCATTCACAAAGAAGGAGATAGACTTCTATTTCGACAACACAGCCATAGGCACAGATGCAGACAAAGGGATTGACGAAAGCTATGCTGCCAAGACTATATCAGAGTTAGAGGCATTCGGTTGGACGGTAAACCCCATGCACATCAAACAAGCTCCAACCCACAAATGGAGATACACAGAATGGGGAGAGGTCTTTAAGGCTACCGAATCAGCATACATTCAATTCAGGTACAATCAAGACCTTTGCCAAAACTGGGTTGATGTTGCCCAACAAACCAAAGTTATTCAGATAGTTAAAGATACAGGAACTGTCATCAAGAAAGATAAGTCATCCGAAACAGACAACAAGACCCCACCCACCAAAGCAACCCACATCACTGAAGCCGTTGATGGCTTAGTCATGGGCGTTGTGCTATTCCAGTTTTCAAACCAAATCCAAACCGACCACATCGGCACAATTATAGGGTAATCGGTTCACCATCCCCTCACATACCAGCCCCAATGCGATTGCAGTTGCCT